AATTGAAGTAGGTTCCTTCACGACCAGTGAAACGATCATGACCGTTAAGCTGGAGCTTGAAATATGTAACGGGGTTACCATCACGGGATCCTACACTGTATCCACCAGTGGTAGAGAAGTTACCATAATGAGGGTTTCCATAGAGGGCACCATCATAGGCAGAGAACGATTGGAGATTGAAGTTGAATGCATCAAGTTGGTAATTTGACCATTGGTTGCTTACAAGATTTCCGGGGGCACCGATGTTAGAATCCTTCTGGACTACCCAGATAAGTTCCTTGGTTGGGTGATTGAAGGTAAGATTAATCTTGTTAGATGTCTGATTAATTGATTCTTCACCAGTGAATTGGAGTTGTTCAATAAGGTATTCGTGAGATACCTGAGCGAACTTGCGACGTTCATCGGTATCAAGGTATACGAATTCAGCCCAGAGAGAGCATTGAAGAAGATTCTTACCACGGACATGGGGATCTAAACGACCATCATCGGATCCGCTGATCCAGAGAAGTTCAATGGGACGGAATTCCATGTTGATCTTGACTTCATGGTACTGGAGAGCAATAAGAGGAAGAGAAAGACCGGGGTTACGGCAGAAATAGAATTGGAGAGGAACATAAAGAACGGTACGGGGCTTGGTTTCCATATCATAATTGCAGAGTTGGGCAGTCTTACCAACCATCTTGTTGTATACATCACGAAGACTGGCATTAACAGTGAGTGATGTCCAGATTTGAAGCCAGTCACCGAACTGACGATCAATACGCTGACCACCAATTTCGAGTTCAACCATCTTAATAAGATGATGACCAACATCATCGGTCCAACGACCGGACATTGAAGGTTCAATTTCAGGAAGTTCAACCTGAAGGATTACACGATGGATTAAATCACCATTGCGAGAAATAAGAGCAGTTACCTTGCGACCGAAATCAGCAGTTCCCATGAAAGTTTGTTCTATTTCTTCAGTAGCGAAGTTGGTATGACGTCTGTAAACGACCTTGAAGAAGGTAATTTGAGGATCAGCAGTTAGATAGATATCTTGAGCACCATAGGCTACCATTTGAATAAGTCCACCTGACATAGTTATATATTATACTATAATATTTTTTTTTTGGAAAAAATCATATATTTCTTATTTTATTTTCTTAATTCTTAATTTCCTTAATTAAGAATTAATTAATTTCTTAATTTCCTTAATTAAGGAAATTCTTAATTTCCTTAATTCTTAATTTCCTTAATTATAAATTTAATTTAATTTAGATATATAAATAGAAATATAAATATATTTAATGTCTATAATAAAAAAAAATGTAATTAAAAAACCATTGATGGATAAAGAATATAATAAATATGAGCAATCATTAACATTAGAAAAATTTAAGTTAAATGACTTAATGTCAAATTTAGCTAAACTTCAAAATGATATAAATTTAATATCTATCAAATCATTATCTGATTCTGAATTAATATTATATCATTCTAAACTAAATAAAATAGATGAAATAAAAAAACAAATAAATGATATTGAAAATAAGAAAGATTCTATGGAGTTCTATATTAAAAATGGAAACATATTAAGTAAATATTATAACTCATTTGATTCAAATGAGTATGCTGTTAATAGAACTGATTTGTTATCTGAATATTTATCTAATAATGATCCTCATTATGTAAAACCTAAAGAATATACTAAATATGATGAATACTGTTATAATTGTGGAGAATATAGAGAAACAATAACATCAGAATCTATATTAATATGTCCTAATTGTGGTGAAGAAATAAATAATATTATAGAATCAGATGGTTCTACAGATAAAGACCAACAACAAGAAGTAATACATTTCGAATATAAAAGACTTAATCATTTTAAAGATCATTTAGCAAGAATACAAGCTAAAGAGACAACACAAATACCTGAAATTGTATATGATATTATTAAAGTTGAATTTAACAAAGCAAGAATGACCAACTTATCAGATTTAAATGAACACTTAATTAAAAAATTTCTAAAAAATTATATACATTTAGGGTTTAATAAATATTATGAAAACGTATATAAAATATTATATAAATTAACAGGTATACCTCCTGTTATCTTTCCTATAGCTGTTGAAGAACAATTGTGTAATATGTTTATGAAAATTGAAGAACCTTTTGAAAATAATAGACCTAAACATAGATTAAACTTAATTAGTTATCCTTATGTATTGTATAAACTATGTCAATTATTAGGTTATAATGATTATCTTAAATATTTTACCTTATTAAAATCTACTGATAAATTATTTGAACAAGATAAAACATGGAAAAAAATATGTATAAGTAATGGTTGGAAATTTTATGCATCATCTAGATGGAACTAAATGGGTGGGGACGCGAAGCGTCCCCATAGCCCCTCGGATTGTGTATAAATTTTATAAATTGTATGACCGCAAGCGGTCATACGCATTATAAATTCATACCGAAACTACTTTGTAACTTGAGTAAACTTGTTTATAGTAGAATCATATAGGGACACTTATAAATTTATATATAACTATTTGTAATTTGTAAATTATAAATTGTAAATTACAAAATAAAATATTTAAATAAAAATTTAAATATTTTTATTTTGAATTTATAATTATTTTAAATTAATTAATTAATTAAATGAAAATAATAGGTTTAATTGAAAATAAATATGATGATATTTATATAAGTCTTAAAAATATATTACCTTTTTGTGATGCTGTATTAATTGCATCCGATGATAATATAAGCATTGATTTATTAATACCTGTAAAAATAGTACCTATTCAATTTAATTATATGAATGATTTAGTAATATTTTCTAATTATTTAAATGAAAAATTTAATTTTATCAATATTTATGGTTTTCGTAATACTAATTTAAAATTAATGAATAAAAATTTAATAGAACCATTTTTATTTAAAATTAAATTAAATGAATCTGATAAATTAAATGAATCTGATAAATTAAATGTCCCTGATAAATTAAATGTCCCTGATAAATTAAATGATTCATATGTAGATTTATGTAAGAATGCAATTAAAGAAAAAGATTATTATAAAGCATTGTATTATTATAATCTAAATATATCATCTTCTTCTTCTAAATTATTAACAGAATATTGTATCATACATTATCATATTTTTAACAAAAATAAAACAGATGGTTTAATTTTTGCATTAAATAATAATTTAGATATATTCAAAATATTTATTCAAAATATTGCTGAAATATCAAATGTAATAGAAATTAAACCATTAGGTATATCTCCATTTAAAATTGATAATGACGAATATATGCCATCATCGTCTTCTATAATAAAATATAGAAATGATTATTTAATTAATGTTAGATGTACAAATTATAAATTAATTCAGGGTAAATATAATACTTCACAAGGTATTATTAATACTTTAAATTGTTTAGTATATAGTGATATTAATCTAAATATTAAAGAAGATAAATATATATTTAAAAATATTAATAATCCTAATATAAACTCACCTGTATTAGGATTTGAAGACTTAAGATTATTTGAACATAACGATAAAATTTATTTTATTGCAACTCAAATAGAATATTCTCCTATGTTAAATAATCAAATGGTTGTAGGTGAATATGATATTGATAATAAAACATATAAAAATTTTAATTATATTAAATCACCATATGACAAAGATTGTGAAAAAAATTGGTTACCTGTAGTCGTTAATAATGAAGTTAATTTTATTTATAATTGGTACCCATTAGAAATAGGTAAAATTAATGAAAAGAATGAATTAATAATTATAAATAAATACGATACTCCATTATTTTTTAGTCAATTAAGAGGGTCTGTTGTTCCAATATATGATGAAATAAATAAAGTATATTATACATTAACACACGGTGTTTTATTTCCAGACTCAAATATTAGTAACAGACAATATTATCATGTATTAATTACTTTAGATATAAACTTAAAACCACTAAAGTATAGTCCTCCTTTTTATTTTAAAAAATTTAATATAGAATATTGTATTGGAATGACATTTAATGACAATAAATTTTCATTTATATTTTCACAACATGATAAAGATCCATTTGTAATCACTGTGGGAGCACTTACTCATCGAACTATCACTTGCTCATTGAACCATCACTTGCTCATTGAATAATAGTCTCATCGGATCGTGTATAAAATGTATGACCATGGTGCGGTCATACGCATATAGAAAATGAGTTGAATGATTTGAATGATTTGAATATTTATCTCTTATATTAATTAAATGAATATGTAAAGTTAACTAATTAAAACAAAGTAATAAATTGTTTATTCATATTAAACATCTACACGGATAGCAATACCTACAGGGAATCGTGGAATATTTTCACTACTTCCTTCAGTATATTTTTCTTGAAAACGAACAGTATATAATTTTCCAATATAGTTTTTAGGATGTTTTAAATAATCTTTAAAATCTGCTATTCTATCATCAATTGTACCTCTTGGTCTACATGTAAATGTATTACCTTCGGTTGTTTTTAATGTGAAAATAATTGCTCCTTTATCTTTTCCTGTTACTGGGGCATTTGCCGATACAATTTCATACTCTTCGTCATAGAAATTTTTTAATTTAAGTAGATCAGATGATCTATTCTTTAATATATATTTCCCTGCTTTATTTCTGATCATTATACCCTCATATCCTTCTGCAACATATTTATCATGCCATTCATTAATTTCTTTATGAGATTTAATTTCTTCACACTTTACTAAATGTAAATATTTCAAATTATTTGTTTGTAAATTGTCATCAGACAATAAATTTTCTAAATAATTATAACGATCTTCATATGGCATTAATGGATTGTTAATAAAATAACAATCAAAAATATAATAATGAACACTTAAAATTAAGTCATCAGGTATAGCTGAATATTTATCAAATTTAGTCATATTACAATATCCATTAAGATTTTTAAATGGTACATTTGGATTAAAACTATAAAATTCTCCATCTAAAATTATATCAGATGGTAATTTTAACTTACTTATATCATTTCGAACATGATCAAAAAATGGTTTAATTTTATCATTACGTGTTCTAAATTCAATTTCAGATGTTAAATTTCTTGCAGTATATCTAATACCATCCAACTTTGGTTGAACATAGCATGGAAATACTACATGATTCTTTTGATCTTCATATTGTTTAGCTAACATCGGTAACATTTTAATATCATCGATTTTAAGTTCTTCATGATCATTCGATTTTTTTTTCAATGAAATTAATATCTGTTTTTCTTCATGATAACCTTTCTTATCAATTTGATCTTTCCATAATGAATTTGCATTAAATATTGCTTGCTCATAAGCATTTTGTTTACTTTTACCTTCGGTAATAAGTGTTTCTGCAAATTGAGCTTTTCCATTAATTTGACCATATTCTCTTATAATAGTAGCTGTGTCATCTTTATTTTTTATAACTTTAATAATCCAATATCTTTGTGCTCCAGTTGAACTGGTACTAAAGAGTTTAGGAAATATCATTATAATATTAAATATATATAATATTATAATATTAAATCAATTTTATGAGAGTATTTAATGTGGATACAAAGTTATTTGATTTAATTCTATTAATTATTGAATAATGTCATGTGACATCCGATGACATAAGATGTCATGTGACATCCGATGACATAAGATGTCATGTAAACCATCTTTTATATGCTTTTTCTGCTTTTTCTAAATCTAATCTAGCTTCATTAAATTTTTGTTTTGTCCTTAAAACCATACATTTAAATTCTTCTGACGGATTCAATATATCAGATTCTCGCCATTCTTTTAATAATTTATTGTGACAAAACTTACATATATAATTATATGATTCTATTGCATCATTGTATGATTTTTCATCATTTATATATGATGAATATAATTTTGATATAGGCATATATGTCTGTATTTGACATTGAATTAATTTTAATATTTCATTTCATTTTTTTTGAAGATTTAATACAAAAAATACAAAAAAAAATACAAAAAAAAATACAAAGATTTAATTTCTAATTTAAACTTTAAATTAATTTAATTAAATTATTTTCTAATTAAATTTCCAGTTTATTTTATTTAAACTGGGGGGACTCCGGGGAGATTGACACCTCCGAATCCTACAAGTCCAGCACCTAGACCAAAACCAGCTCCTTGACGGGTTCCAACACCAACAGATGGTGCGAAAACATCAAGAATGGCAAATACTGCACCAGCAGTAAGACCAAGAAGACCAAGTTCAGAAGCAGTCATCTTCTTTGTCTTGCTTGTGATAAGCCATGCAGCAACAGCTACGGCAAGACCTTCAATTAAATACTTTACAAGTCTGAAAATTACATCAGTTAAAACGAGACCAGTTGAACGCATTGGTGTCATATGTGCCATATGTTCTTGATTCATAGTATATATATAATTAT